ATGCTGCTTGTCAGGTCCCCAATTTGCCAAGGGATGGACAGAGCAAGTGTTCCGACCTTAAAGAACGAGGTAACCTTTTGGGCTCCACGCATTGCTTTTTCAAAAGCACCTTCGTTCTTGGTGCTAACAACCTGAGCCATCTTTTCTTTAATGCCCTTTGGCAAAAACATTGTTTCAGGAACGATGTCGTCGGGAGCGGGGTCATCAAACGGCCCATCCATATCTACGTCGGCAACGGTTTCTCCAGCACGACGAGCAGTGATGTTTTGTGCAGGGATAACATCCTTGATTTTGGCATATGGATCAATTGCTTCGTATCCACGTGCTCGCATGGCTTCACCAATAAGTCGGCCAAATTCAAAATTGATAGCAAATTCTCGTACGGCTTTTTGGTTCTTTACACCAGGGCCAGGGGATGCAATACCCGAAATCGGCATGTCTGTTTTCAACGATTCAGATATTTTTTCTGCAACGTGAACGCGAAGAGCATCGATCGGCATGTTGTCTACGTAAGCTACAGCCTGTTCGTATAGCCCCTGAGTGTATTCTTCCCCAAGGATTTCTGAAGCCGACTTTCCGAACTGCTTTACAAGAGCACGGAATTTATCGTTCATTGCCATTTGGCGTACTTGACGCCCCATGCGAATAGCAAGTTCTCGCAATGAGAAAATTACTTGCCGGTCACCATCTCGATAGTGTTCGCTTGAAAGCTTTTCATAGCCCGTAAAACCTTCACGGGTTACTTCGGTTTCAATACCACCAAAGAATTCTTTTGGTACACCGGAGGGGTAATACATTGGGCCGATGAGTCGAACGTTTTCCCCGCCTGGGCTTTCGATCTCAAAGCCACCAATTTCTGATGGGTACCCACCTTCTAAAGCAACATCTAGTGGGGTGCTGCCATCCATGTTCATATATGCGTCATAGAACGGATTGGTGAGCATGGCTTCGATGGCAGCATCAGCGGCTTCAGCTTGTTCAGGCAGTTCTTCTAAAGCGGCACGAAGCTTGGCAATCTTTTCTTCAATCTTCTTTTTCTTTGCACGAGCGTTACGGGATGGCTCAAGCTCAACAGCCATACGGGCCACTTCAGCGTCATACTTCTTGGATAGGTCAAGGAACTCTTGGAAAGCTTTAATCTTTTCGTTGAAAGTTTGTGCAGCGTCCATCTTTGCTGCAGCATCAGCAGCCATGGCGTCTACTACCTCTTTGGTGTAGACAGCTTCGCGAACAACGGGATCCACAATGTTGTCGTCAGGTTTTACTTCTGAAGGCTTGGTTGCCTTTGGCTTCTTGGGAGTAAGGGGCTTTGGTTTAGGTTCGTAACCCGGCTGGTATGTGACGTCAATTTCTCTAGGTGTTCCGCCAAGAGCGTTTCTAAAATCTTCAATGACGGTCTTAACCATTCTTCCATTAAATTGAGAAGGGGTAAGCTTCATGCCTTCTAAAGAAGAAACAAGTCTGTCAACCTTTGTGCCACCCTCAAACAATGCTGGTTTGCTTGACATAACAACGCCGAACTGGCCAGCGCTGTCAAACAAAACTGGCTGTTCTCCGGTATAGTAATACTGTGCCTTACCAATAGCTTGATAACGCTCTAGCGGTACGTAGGCCCTTTCGCCATCGGCTGTTTCTAAAACAACAACAACCACGCCGTCGCTAATGTCGCGACCAACCTCCTGAAGAGGTTTACCCTTTTCCTTTAAGCTACCATCAGGATTAATGTATTTTTCAATAATCGCCTGAAGTGGCGTTGAGTCGCTCGTCCTTGTGACATTAGAGCTATCAGCCTTTGCGTCACCTTTTTTGTCAAAATAGTACGAACCCGAACCGTCAGGGGCAATAGGGATAATAACGTTCTTGAACGTCGTAGTCTCCATTGGGACAACAACAAACCCATCGGAAAAATATGGAGCGTTACCGGCTACAAAAACATGGAATCCTCTAGGCAAAACGCTGTTGATCGCCTTGACAATGTATTTGTTTTGTCCTTCAATGATTTTGTCGGGAACGGTTTCAACTTTGACAGGGCTTTCATCAAAAGCATTTAGGATCATTTTGCCGACGTCAGTACGACGGGAGAAACCAAACGTATTAAAAATTTCATTGACTAGCTCAAAGTCTGTTTTGACTGGTGGTTTAGGTGTCGCCGGTGCTTTTAGTCCTGGTGTTTTTGTGGTTGCGCCCGGTGTTCCAACGTTAACGATTTGCTGTTTTAGTTCTTCTAAAGCAGAAATTATTTGCTTTACAGAAGTTAAGTCAACAGCTTCTCCACGACGTAAAAGATCTCCAATGTCGTAAAGAATGTTAAAATCGGGGTCTGTTGTATCAAAAACATTTATTGTTGAGCCGCCCCAATCTCCGCCAACGTCAGAAGCCATTGCGTCAAAAGATCGGTGATCTAATTCTCCTTCAATAATCTTGGTTAACTCACCAATAGCATCGTCAATGCTTTCCAAAGCCTCGTCAAATTTGTTGTATTGATAGTTTACATATATGTCTGCGCGAACACCTAACTCGCCAGCACGAGGAGTAGGCCCTAAAACTTCTATCCCAAAAGAATCGTTTGAGTTCATTCTGTCTTGGCCGGACAGAATTAGGGTACCTTTTACGGTGTATTCGTTATTTACCGGTTGTAAATTAAGATCAATTTCAGGTTCGGGAACATCTACGTATTCTTTCTTCTTTCTGCTGTTGCGTTGGTCTTCGTTTTTCTGCCTTAACTCCCTAATTTTTTCTAATTGAGGGCCAAACATTTCCTCCATAACGTCCATTGGGTGGACAAGACCAGTTTTTTCAGAAACATCACGTTTCTTTGTAACCGGCGTAAGTTTTGCTGGGGCTTCTTCTTTTACAGGCTTTAGTCCTAGTGTTGGTGCCTTGCTTGTTTCTCCAGTAGCAAGTGAACGAATCTGATGCTCAGCTTCATCTAAACCATCAATTATGTTTTGAATGACTTCGCGTGGTGTTTCGTTTGTAATTTCCGTTATATATGGTGTAGTGAATCTTTTGGGATTGATGTCATTAGAATAAATCTGCAAAATAGAAACTTCGTCGTTAAAACCCTGGTCAACAAGGCTGGCAATAGCTGCTTCATTGTAGTTACCATTAAGTAGATCGTTTAATACACGCCTCGTTGTTTCAATTTGTTGTAAAACGTTATTGAATGCGTTGACACCTTTTTCTCCGGAAATAAAAATGTGGAATTCTACGGAACCGTCATCAAGGTGCATTTCAACGGTTTTATCGTGTTCTACATCTGTTTTCCCATCAAGAAAAGAAGATCCGATCCTGGATTTGGCGGATATTTGAACGTCAAAATCAGAACCAGGCAATGTTGGTTGAGGTGTAATATCTTGTTTGAGCTCAGGAAATTGAGTAGCAAGTTTTTTATTTGGAGCGTTTTTTCCGGTTTCATCACTTGCTACTTTGTCTCTTTTGTCGATTTCATCGCCAAATATTTCTTTGACAACATCATATGGATCTCTTATTACACCAGTCGGTGCTTCACCGTCTTCAACAACAATCGTTCCGTCATCTTCATAGATATCTTCGACAACGCCGCCAGCATCTTCGTACTGCCCTTCGTAGTCGCCCATGCCTTCTTCAAGGTCATACAGTTCTTCGTTAAGTGCGTCTGCTTCTGCTTCAATCTGCTGGCGTTCTGCTTCTGCCAAAGCAGCAACACGCTCGTATTCGGCTTGTGCTGCAGCTGCTTCTTGATTCAACCGATCGGCTTCTGCCATGATGGCATCAATTTTGTCGATGTTTGCTGAACCTACTTGGGATTCAATTTCGGCAAGACGGGTTCTAATGTTTTGCAAACGACGGTATGTGCGAGCAACAGGACTGTTCTCAAGAATCTTTCTTACAAGGTTTCCGTCTAAATTAAAGTCGCCAACAATTTGAATAAAAGATGCGCCACCAATGTAAGCATCAACAACGTCGTAACGAAGAATACGCTCGACAAGTTTGGCGTGTTGTACTTCCAGTTTGTCGATCTGCTCTGCGGTTTGTTTGATCTTGCGTTCGATGGCTTCCTTAGAGCGTTCACGCTTTGCAAGTTCTGCTTCAACTGCGCCTTCTCTCGTGGAGCGAGCAGGGGTAAGGCGTGGTCCTGTAGGTTCACCGTCGGGTCCAACCGGTTCAGGGCCGCCTTCGTCACCAATAATCTTTGCAGCCATTGCCCTACGAATACGCCTGTAAAATTCAACTGGAACACGCATAGAAGCCGGGTACATCGTTGGGTCAAGCGCTAGCTCAATTGGAAGCTGGTCAACAAAACCTTTTAGTGTGGCAATACGGTCAGGGTGGTCTACGGGAAGATCAAAAATACCCGCTTCTTTAACTTCTCCCCAAGCTTCGTAAAGGGCATAACGGTCGTTCAGAATAATTTCAAGACGAGATACTTCGGCAGTATTAGGGGTTTTCTTAGAACGTTCCTTACGTAGTGCCTTTTCCGCTTGCTTGATTGATTCAAGAATATTGCGTTCCAGTCGTTCCACAAAAGGAGTTGGAACCATGTATGCAGGATCAAGTGCGTTGCGGCGACCATATCCAGCAGCAGCGCGTTCAATCATCGCCTTGAACACAACGTTTGATACTTTGTCTGCAGCGTCAGCTAAACGTTCATAGCGCTCCGGCGTAAGAGTGCCAGGGTTTTCAGGAGAGTAGTTCATGAAGTCGCGAGCCATTTCGGCTGCACGTTGACTTAATGAGTATTCCTCTTTGAAATCATAACGACCCATGAGCGCAAGAACCCTAGGGGAGATGTTGTAGCGGGCAGCTAAACGGTTGATGATTTGTGCGTTACCACCGATCACAGCAAGAACTGCTGCCGCTTCATCAAGGCTTAGTTCTCCATAAGGCTGATTGGTTTCAGGATCAATAACGTCTTTATGTAGGGGATCCATCATTTGGCTTGTTACGGCTCGAACGGCTGAACCCTGTTCGTTTTCTGCATCTCGCGTTGCTGCACGAACCTGCTTCATTACTTCACGAGCAACAGAACGACGGCCTGCCTTGACGGACTTATTCATGAGGTTAACGACACGTTCGTCGTCCATTGAAACGCCTTCATCAACAAGCCTTTGCGCTTGTTCTGCATACCCTTCGGATGCTTTTTGACCCCAGCGAGCGTAGCGACCATCAGGGCCCAAGTAGATACCATCACGGTAAAGCCCAAGAAGTTTTCTTGTCGTATATGTGTAGGGCTTGAACGGTAAAGCGCCAACTCTGTCTGCCTGCCGGGCAATATTTCTACCGATGTCGGCTTGCTTCCCTAATACGTCTTTTGTTCTTGCGATCCTAGCTAACTGAGCATCGGCTTTTGCCATACGGGCTGCTGCTTCTGCGGCTTCAGCACTTCCTGCTGCGGCGGAAGCCATGGCATTGGATGCCGCCGTACGTTCTGCTCGCGCTGCAGCTTCTCCTAAGGTAACACCCCTAATGGCACCCTTAGCAACACCGGAATAAATACTTCCGGCCATAGAGATGTTTCCAAAATCTTCAATAATAAACGGAAGGATAGATTGGTTCTTTTCTAAAGCTTCCATGTAATGCGGAGGAAGCGGGTCGTACTTTGGGTTGCGTGGGTCTATAGCTGCGCCAGCCATGCGAACAGGGTTGAGTGCTCTTCCTAAAAACTGACCAGTTCTTCCGAAGCTGGAAATCAAATCTTCGGTAGTCCGAAATCTGCCAGCTTCGAAGTTAACGCCCGGTATAAGCTTTGAACCAACTTCCAAAGCCCCTTTACCAATGTCTATGCCTGCGCCAACAACAAACTGAGTAAACCCAACAGGGGCGTTAACAATAAGGTCACGGATGGCCCTACCTTCGGTTTTTAACCTTGTAGCAGGGTCGCCAGCGAGTTGCTCCATCTCCACGGTGCCAAGCCGTGTTTTAACCTTGTTTGATGTTGTACGAGTAGGACCAGTGGTTTTGGGTGTCGTAGGGGGGACCGTAGTAGTAGGCGGCGTCAACCCAGGCAATCCTGGAACCACGGGAACCGGTGGTACGGGTGGTACCGGAATACCGCTAGTTGGTGTTAAACGCTTGGCTGCCATTAGGGAGTAACAATACCAGAGAGTGCCAGTCTGTTCTTAAGGTCTTCACTAGCACCGCTAGCCTTGAGCATTGCATACACAACATATGCAGCGTCAGGGTAACCTTGCTCTTCCATGCTTTGAGCCATGTCATATGCTTCCTGGTATTTACGGTCAGAAATAAAGCCTCTAGCAAGGTTGATAACGTTGGTTCCAGTATCTTGGTCAACCTGGTCCTCGCCGTATTCTTTACCTGGTTCACGGTACTTGACGGGTTTAGCAGCAGCTTCAATGAGTTGGCTTGGGGTACGAGCCGTGACAGTAGAAATAAAGTTTCCACGCAAGCCAGTAAGAGCCTCAAGCTGACTGTTTGCTTGTTCGTTCGTAACGGCTTGGATCTTGTCCCGTTCGGCCAATTGGCTGATGTAGGTATCGTATGTAATGCCGTACTTATCTAGGTAGTCTTGGTTGCGGACATAGCTTGCATACTCTGTATCCAAATCCTTGAATTGATTAGCAGCCCAATCCGCGCTCTGACCGTACTTGGATGCAGCAATTTGCGATGCAAGCGAGCTAACGGGGGTAGCCTCGATTTGTTGGGCGGTATTAATATACTCTTGGGCAGGAGCAGCATTTTGTGCGTACCAGTCCTTTAGAGCGCCACGGTAATTCTCCATTTTATTGTACGAACCGATTGTTCCACCAAACAAATCTTTTTCAATCTTTTTGCTAGCAGGGCGAAGAATCTCGTTCATTTGTTCAAAACGTTGATTTGCTGCAGAACGAAGGTTCGCTGGAACTTGTGTTCTAAAGTTCATAGCTCCACCACGGATAGCGCTTGTTAGAGCGCCTTCTGTATTAAAACCAGCATACTTTCCTGAACCACCCGTAGTTCCGGTAGACGCCAATAGTTGAGCATAAGTCTTGGTTGGGTCGCCATAGCTGGTGCCAATTAGCCCTGTAGAAGAATCAGCCTCGTAAGGGATCCATTGGGAATCGCGGGGTGCGGTACCTCCTGCACCAAAACCAGCATTACTAGTCCGTGGTTGGGAAGATCTTAATTGCGCTGGCTTGCCCATGACCGCCTCAGGAGAAACAGTGCTACGAACTGTGCCACCACGAGCCGCTTTTTCAAGGTCCTTAAATGTTGCAATCATTGTCTTGGTAGTCCGCTAATTCCAGGTAGTTGAGGCACATCATAGTCGCCATATGGGTTTGATAAAGAACTTCCGGAGCTGCCGCCACCATAACGCTTGGGATATCGCCACTGCAGGTAGTTTCGGTAGGAACTCATGTACTTAGGAAGGTTTTTGATATTTGCCGTTTCTTGTTTTTGGCGCACGTTAGAAAGGTTTGTTGCGCCTGCCTGCAGTGAAGCAAGCCCAGCAATAGACGGGACTTCTGCTGGGTTAATGGCTGCAGGAGCGCCTGTTTGTGCCGCCACATTTTGCAACGACGAACTCATGTTTCCAAGACCTGCTGCTTGGTTGCGCATGTTTGATTCACGCATAGCAACGGCGTTAACATATTGGTCAAACGCAGCCATTACAGACCTCCAATCCTTTTAGGAACAACCGACTTCTTGGGTGCAACCGTTGTAGTCGGAGACTTCTTGGGTGCAACCGTTGTAGTCGGAGATGCTTTGGGTACGACCCTAGTAGGGGTTGCATAAGCCTTTTTAATCTGAGCAACAGCGGCGGGAGAATACACAACAGGCTTTTGGGTTGCCGTTTCTTCAGGTAGTTTAGTAATGGGATCAAAATTGCTGGAACTTGGAGTCCGAGGGGTAGTTGGGGCACTAGAGTTCGAAGCTCCACCCGTCGTGCCATACAGGGCTCTATATTCGGCAACCTGGGTAGCAGTATCCTTGTCAATCTGTGTTTGTTGTGCAGTCTTATCTTGTGCTAGCGATAGAATCCTGGCTCTATAATCGGATTCATCTACTAGTTTTTGACGAGCCTGTTGTCCGCTTCGCAACATGCCAGCGGACTCTCCTGATGCGGCAGTAGAACGCTGTTTTTCTTTATAGGCGACGTCTGCCGTTCCAAGCTTTTCTGCCCCTGATGCGTCTTTGTTGTAAGTAATCTCGCCCGTAGTGGGGTTGACGTTTGCCTGGGTTGCCATTTCATATGCGGTGTCAAGGGCCTGTTTTTTCGCAAGCGCCGCCGCCTCTGCCTGTAGCTTTAGGTTTTGAAAATAATCATTCGTTGATGGCATGGTCCTGCTCAATGTGTCTATCAAGCTTTTTGTCCATCCAAACCTGCATATGCTTGACGTCGGTAATGTCTTGTTTTACTGATTTTATCAGATCGACGGCCTTTCCATGCTGGTCGGTATTTCGCTTGTCAAACTTATATAGTACCCACATTAGTGGGCCCGATATAAGAGCCGACACGACAACAGCCCCAGCCGCCCAATCCATTAGATTTTACGTGGGTTGGTCGTAAGTACTTCTTGTACTTTGGCTGGAATATTGTCTCCTGAGTGGTAGCGGATATGCCACGCCTCAGCATTGGCCCCTTCTTTTACTTCCCAAGAAAACCCATAATCAGCGGCGTTCTTTAGGAGCCATCGAAGAATACGACCATTACAGTGGGCAACGTCAACCGCCAAACCCCACCCGTGGTTAGAGGTTCCCGGTACACCAGCTGGAGCGACGCCCTTTTTGAGATACCAGGTCTTGCCTTTCCATTGGCGAGTGACCTTCGTAATACGCTTTTTAAGCTGGTAGCGAGAAAGAAAAAGAGACTCTTGACGTTCATAGGGGCGGTATAGATCCCATCTGCTAGTCGGCTTTAATAAGATTCCTTTTGCTTTTGCAGCAATTGCCATAGCATACCAAGCGTCAGCGGCAAGGTGATGAAGGTGACCACCGTCAATAGCATCAAGAAGCTTAGACGGAATTTCCCCATTCTTGACCCCCTTCATGTCTTTTGGGAGGATTACCGGCTGGACGGGGTATTTCATTAGGCTTCCTTGATGATCTTGTCGGCTTCTTCTTCTGTGAGATCCCCGTCTTTCAGGGCATCAAGAAGTTTCTTCAACATCGACAGGGCGGGTACCGAAGCTGCTGCCAGCGCACCCTTCCACAAGGAAATGTCCAAGGCTGGAGAAACAACTGCTCCAAGGCCAGCAGACAAAACTACAGCGGTAAACCTAATAGCAAACTTCTTGACAACCATACACCAAGTATCGCATACGGGCCAGTTTTATGGTAGGGGCTAGAGTTTAATGATGTAGTTGACTACCAGGTAGCCGGGTTCGTTGCCACCAGCAGAAGTGGTTATTTCGGCATAATCACCAAGTTCGTACGTTCCGGACCAATAACCCAACGGTACCCTACCTACCAAAATAGGAACACGGAAATAACCGGTTGTTGGCGGTGGTTGTCCAGCCGAAGTGTCGTATGCGTTGTTGCATATACCGGACAAAGACGCATAGATAGGGTCTGATGCGTCGTACGCTGTACCGTCGCAAACTACCCACCCTGGAGGAGCAGTGTCCCCTGCAAACATGGCGATAGTCCCTGTTGGTACGGGGACAATTGGAAATCCGTCAACAGTTAAGTCGCCCTCAATAGAAAGGTTTCCTTCAATCTGACCGCCATTTCCTTTAATGTAGGCGAAGTCCATGAAGTCTTCCAAAGACTGAGCATTCTGTTCCATCAGGGAAATGAACTCATCGGCCTTGTCGCCCAAGATTTTTTCAAATATTGAATAGATTTTAATCCATGGGTTTGGGTGTTCCCAAGTGTATGAGTATTCGCCGCTGCCAATGGATGCGGTAGAAATAGAGCTGGCCCTATTGGTGTATCTTAATGTCATTGGGAATCGCCCTCAACCCATACTCTTCTAATGCGAAGGCCGGAAAAATATAACTCAACTTCCTGCAAATAACCGTAAGCAGCATTGTCCATGTTGAAGCGCATAACTCTAACCTGAGAATATGGGGCAGGAGAGCTCGACGAAAACGTTGAAAATGGGTACGTATAGGCCGTCGATAGACCGCTTGTGGCATCTCCGGTAGATTGGCTAAAAGGTATGTCGTGAACAGATTTGTTGTTGACCCGCACCTGAATAGAAGCACTTCCCGTATAAAAAGCGTTTGGCGGTTGCAGCATTTCAGCTTCAACAAAAACCCGCCTAATCATGGTTGGGCGTTGGGTAGAAATATCAGAAAGCTTTACGGTTGCAAATGCTGGGTTGGACGATCCACTAATCTTGCCTGGTTCAACGGTGGTTGGGTAAAGTTTTCTAACAGCTAGAGAATTGGTTGTATTGCCTGAACTATATTCCAATAGATAAAGGGTTCTATCATTGGCCGATGCCGTAAAGCGTGATACTTGACCGGCGGCTAAAGCAAACCGCCTGTTTTGTGCCGAAGTAATCGATGACGGAACTTTAATTTGTTGCCATCTATTCATAGCGCTCAACAAGAAAACTGTCGCAAAATCATTTGTTCCATCATTAGATAAGGCACTAACACCAAGATAACCAAGGTTTGTTGAAACAATTTTTGCCCCGGAACCGCCAAAACCAAAACGCTGGAAAGCCGCCACCTCGACACGTGATCCCGTAATAGCAAACAGGTTTACAGAAAAGTCCTGATATCCGGTGTCCGTATTAAAGTAAACAACATTATTGTTCTGAGCAGCGCTATCAAACTGCGTAACACCAAGGACGTCGTTCATTTGTCGCACCGCAGCATTGGTTCCAAGAACGCCGGTAATTGAGTACCAGCCCGAAGGCTTGACGATTACTAGATCTAGGTTGCGAGGAATACAGTATGAAATACCGTCATTAGAATACCCAACACCCACAAAGTTGAGAGTTGGCCATGATCCAAAACTCAACGCATCGGAGAAAATAAACTGGTCACTCGCCTTGCTCCAAGCGATCATTCTTGCGTTCCACAGCGTTAAATGGGTTACGTTTTGAATAACGCTATAGTTCGATTCAGTAAGCGTAGCTTGGTCGACCTTATAAACCTTACTGGTACCGATGGCTACGTAGGAAACAACGCTGCCCAACTCCATAACCATAACCGGTGGACCAAATTCACCAGTACCAGCATCTGTAAGATTTTTTCTAGTTACAGCACCGCTAGAGGTGTTTACAAAATAAACAGTGCAAGTAGAAGATGTTTTACCAATAAAGGAAATGTACCCGTTGAAATAGGTAGCGTCGCTCCATGTAGTCGTAGTAGTGCCTGATGCAATAACACCACTGCTGGTCCCTGAACCTGACAAAGAAAGAAGTTCTGATTCATAAGTCGGGACAAGAGTTGCTTCATCGTCAGAGATTGTTACATTTTCTCCACGCCAACTGTTTTTTGGCTGGTTGACCTCAGAAGGGCCTAAAAAGTACCCGCCGCGAAAGTCGTTCCATTCGTAACCAAATGCAGCCATTTACGACCACGCAGCATATTGGTACCCGCTGTCGTAGCGGATTCTGCGGGATGTGTTTTGTTTTAGATCGTCTCGCATGTTATTTAGAATTGCCTGATATTCAGCCTGGTATACAGCAGCTCGGCCTTCGTCTTGGCGGACCATGGCGGCAAGGTATGCGGTATAGGCGACAATCAATGGATGGTGTAAAGCTGGCATCAATGGGGTAGAGAAGTCGCTTAATAGTTCAGGTTCTGCTTTATAGTAATAAAGAGTGCCTGATTGGTCGTTGGTGGGAACAGGGTTGAGCCGAGCTTGGCTCCCGATAATTGTCCACGCAAACACCGAAATCCGCCTGTCCGGCATTAAGAAGTCTTCAAGCTGAAGCCACAAGACTGGAAGGTTGTTTAGAACAAGCTGCCGGGCCCGAACAAAATCGTTTGGAATGTAGGCGGAACCATCAACAAACGTAATATCGTAGGTATCCAACAACCATGGCCATTCTTTTGCTGCCGAAATGGTAGCAAGGGACCGGTTAATTAAGTTGTTGAGCGTTGAGTCCGGCAATAAACCGTCACCAATAGATGGGATAGCTAGTCGTTCTTTTACTGCTGCCCGGATTTCGCCACGATTCATGCGTCAATTCTATACCAATCTAGGTTTTTTTGTAACCTTTCATCGCCTGGTTTGAGAGACAAAGCCCTTTCTCCAGCGAGTAGGGCCGTGGTTTTGTGACCAAGATTGTAAGAAGAAATAGCCATCAGATCGTGTGGTAGCCACCCCCAGGCATCGGCTTCACATAGGTAGTCGAGTGGTTTATCTTTGATATCCAAAGCAGCCCGTGCCGCCATCTTGCACCTTCTCCAATCACCCTTTTCGTAGTAGTGCATAGCAAGGTCAACCCATGATTCTCGCCTACCGCTGTCTTCAGCAATAGCCCGGTATAAGTGATGCTCTCGCGCTTCGGGCCTCATCTTTGCAATGTAGCGATGTGATGCCGCCCGTTCAGGGTGCCATTGAGAAAGGGCTAAGTGCTGCATAAAGTGGTACTGAGCAAGTTCGTATTTACCATGAAAAAAGTATTCGCGGGCAAGGTAGAACTGGTTGCGGTCGTCCCGTGGGTCTTCTTCTACAGCCAGCTTGAGTAGGTCAAAATACTGCCCCCTAGATTTGGTGTGGTCAGGGTGGTGGTGTATTTCTAAACCGGCGATCCATTCCTGTTTCTCAGGCCAAATGGGTGTAAGGACTTCATGTACAGGGTGCTTCCATTTGTACCCGTGGCGGCGGTGAATCTTGTCCCCACCGTACACCAACCCTTCTGAGCCATCATCGTTCCACGACCATACGTATTTATAGCGCGGCCGAGTAGTACCTTCAGGCATGGTTTCCAATGCTTGTCTCCACCCAGGCCGTAGAACCTCATCCATGTCTAGGGCAATGCAGATATCTATGTCTTCCGGCAGTAAAGAAAATGCCCAATTGCGGGCGTGGTCAAACCGCCAAGGATCAAAGACTTTTTTATCTACATTTACGCCAGCAGCAAAAGCTGAAGAAACCGTATTGTCATCGGAACCGGTATCTAGGATAAACCGATGATCGGCTTCGGCACATGAGTCAGCCCATCGCTTGACAAATTGTTCTTCGTTTTTAGCGATTGTGTAAACTGCTATTTTTAACTTTCCATTAGCCACTTACTGTTTTCCTTTGCTTTTTCAAAAACCTTAAACCACGGCTCAAAAACCGCAGAAGCTTGTTCCCAAATAATTTTAGGAACATTACCGTCACCAGGATAATCATGGCGAGTGTGTCGTTTGTAGAATGCAGCCTTACGAACATCGATGCTGTTTTGTTCTAGTTCCGCAACATCCTGAACGTCCCAAGTGCCTGGGTTGCAGTCAAGCAAAGAAGCAAGAGAAACAAACGACGAGTTTTGTTTGATGTAGACAACAAGGTCTTCTTGTGGCCCAATTGCGTTTTCGGGGCGCATACGGGCATCAGGACGACCAGCAAGGAACCGAGCTATCTGCATGTCCGGATAGGCATCAATATGCCATTGTTCTAGTCCTGTTTCATTGCAGAACATTGCAGCCTTTTTTGATATGTCTTCCGTATTGTTAAACGGTTCTTGCGATACAGCGCTCCATTCATAAACAAGCTTTACACATTCGCTCAAAGTGGGGGCGGTCATGGGTGTAAGAGCGTTGTTAACAAATTGCCAGCGTTGCTCGGCATAGTTGGATCTACGGACATAGATTAAATGCCCAATACCAGCGATAGTTAAAATTGGCTCAAAATCCAGGATAACGCTTTTTTCTTCTACCGGTTTATGATAGGTGCCTTCTCTATCGGGGAAAGGAAATGGACCATAGAAAGAAACATCGCAACGCCAGTCTGTTTTATTGGTAGAAACTATCGGTTGCGAGTCTGTAAAAATAAAAGTTCCCAAATCGTCATTTGGTGGCTGTATTAAACACAGGTGTTCAACCCTTTCGTACGCCTGTGTAGAAATATATTCGCTGACACCTTCTCCAATGGCCATCAAACCTTGTGCATGAACTGTTTCAGCAATACCGCTAAAACCAAGAAGGATTCTGCCGTTAAACATTCTGTAGGCTTTAAAATCTGTCCAGGGTTCATTACCAGCAGGCGTCGGGCGAACTACATCAACGTGCTGTCCATACTGCTTTTTCAACAAGTGCCACAAAGAGTGGTGTTGCAATGCTTCTACGGAAAAATCTTCAATAATCATTTATGCACCGTAATATTGAAAACGAATAAAACCTACTGTTCCGTTTCCTTGAACGGATCCCCCTGAACCATAACCATAAAACCCTCCTGCGCTGCCATGCTGACTGGCCCAGTCGCTAGTGCCACCACCACCAGCACCACCATTATAACCATAAGCTTGCCCGCCGCTGCCGCCATTTCCGCCGATTGCGCCAACCATAGCATTTGCTGTTGCATTTCCGCCACCGCCGTTGATGCCTGCACCACCGCCGCCTGCAGTGTAAGTGAATGGCACCTTGCCGCCAGTATCTGTAAACGAAGCACCGGCACCGCCACCATATCCAGGGTTGTCGCCGTAACCAACGTTGCCACCATTAAGACCGCCAGTAGAAAGACCGCCAGTACCGCCACCGGCATCAATAGATGAAAAGTTAGATGCTGTTATTTGGGTAGTCCCACCCTGTACGCCGGTTCCACCGATAGAAACGCTACCACCAGATCCGACAGTAAGCGATAATACGGTATTGCTAGTGTTAGTGAAAGCCCGTGAAGAAACCAGCCTGTACCCACCACCTGCCCCACCGCCAAATGTTCCGGCTCCGCCGCCACCGCCCAAAATAAATACATTCAGAATAGAAGGTATAACAGGGGATTGCCCGGTTGGCGTAATGGTAGGTACGGTAAATGAATGGCCACCCTGTGTTCCGTTGGTATATTCAAGCAGTCGCCATGTTGCAAAAGAAGTAGTTCCTGAGGTGGTTTCCCCAACAATGTTTGTTGCTATGGCGCGAACGTCGTAGTTTGGACTAGTTGATGCGTTAACATTGAGTCCGGTTTGGTTGCTAAAAACAGATTGAACACCACCAGTAATTCCAGTAATCGTTGCCCCATCTGTCCATGTAGAGCTGGATACTAATTTGTACTGAAATTTAACGCTGGTTACGTATCCGTTCGGGTTGACCGTAGCGTTAAATGTGGCTCTACTTTCGCTAACGTTTGTAGTTGAATTAATGGTTATGATCGGCGGTAGGGCTACAGACGATGCAACAATGCCGTGTCTGATTGCCATTACGCACTCAAATCCCCGATAAGAAGATAGTTGTCTGTTGAAACGCAGAACAGGGTGGCAGCCGAATACCTAGCCCGAAGTTTCTTACCAGGCGTAGCGTTCAAAGTAACGCCAGATTCTGACACCGTTACCTGACCTTCACCTAACTGCGCCAAGTCAATAGCCTGCCCAGCCGTCAACCCTGTTGTGCCGTTCACTGTCACCGTGATAGCCGAACCATTATTTAATGTCACCATCTTTCCAGCGTCACTAGATACAAGTGGGTATGTTGTACCTGTTTGAGCATTGATGGTTTGAGCGTTAGAAAATGTGCCTGTTGCTCCGGTAGGACCAGTCGGGCCTTGCGGTCCAGTGGGCCCTGTTGCACCATCCACACCAGCAGGACCCGTAGGACCAGTCACTGTTGATGCAGCACCGGTGGGGCCCGTAGGACCAGTAGGACCAGTAGGACCTACAGCTCCGGTGGGTCCTGTCACATTTGAATCAGCGCCTGTTGGTCCCGTGGCACCTGTAGGGCCAGTAGGACCGACTGGACCATCGTTGCCAGCAGGACCGATCGGACCAGTAGGACCTGTAGCTCCAAGAGCACCTTCGGGTCCAGTAGCACCAGTAGGTCCTGTTACCGTAGAGTCTGCACCAGTAGGGCCCGTAGCTCCAGTGGGGCCTGTAGGACCAGTAACACCTTGCGGTCCCGGATCGCCTATAGGGCCAGTTGGCCCCGTAACAGTAGATGCTGCACCAGTTGGTCCTGTTGGGCCGGTTGGACCGGTAGGACCCGTTGCGCCCTGTACTCCAAGGGCACCTGTAGGGCCTGTAGCACCAGTAAAGCCCTGTATGCCTTGTGCGCCAGTTGCGCCTGTTGGGCCGGTGGGACCTTGTGGTCCAGTTAAACCAGTGGGACCAATAATACCCTGAGCGCCCTGTTCACCAATAGGACCAGTTGGACCAATAGGGCCAGTTGGACCAATAGCGCCAGTTGGACCAGTATTGCCAATAGGACCAGTTGGACCAGTTACAGTTGAAGCAGCGCCGGTAGGACCTGTTGGACCGGTAGGGCCCTGGGGTCCAACGCTATCTGTGCCGACAATAGTAATCTGAGCTGTCGTAATAGCACCATCGATTACATCCTGCCTGGTGACTGTTATGTCAAACGAAGCCATGGCGTTACCACGTTACATCAGGTAAAACAACAAAGTTTCCTGAGAGAACGGTGGTGATAACGCCCGAAGCGTTCTCCTGCAGATCCCAAACGTAAGTTTGCTGGTTGTTGTAATTGTTCAATGTTGCTGTTGTGGCGGCACTCATGGTCATGGTTAACTCGCCTGCTGCTCCATCAGTTACGTTACAAACAAACTCGGCAGCGGCAGATGGCGATCGATACGTCTGTCGAACTTTTGCAGAGTATGTTCTGCCTGTAATGTTGATTGGGGTAGTACCGTTGGACGTCATTGTTACGACGACACTAACTGTGTCGCCTTTTGTGATAACGAGGTCTTGTTCCGCCGGTGTTGCCATTAGATAAGAAGAACACCAATCGTAGGTGTGCCTGAACTAATAATTTTTACAACGACCCCGCCACCATTCCATGGAATATCAATGTAACCAGGATTTCCATGTACCGTAGCGTAAGTATTGTCGCCACCAACAGTAGGGGCTGCAGGCTGTGATTCAACACTACCTACAGTAAAATAAGCATGCGCCGTACCAGCAGTAGTAATAAGGCGCAAAATATTGCCGGTACCCGTAAGGGTAATGGTGTCTACCGTATTTGCTACTAATGTAGCGTATTTTGATTGAGACGCAGAATATGTGGCCATTTATTTCTTCTTGTTGGTATTCATTGAATATTGACGCTTTGTTCCACCTTCAAGATGGCCCAGGTCCTTAATGATAGCATAGTGCATCTTGTCAGCGAGCTCTTCAGACATGTCCCGTTTGATGGTCATTTCAGCATCACGGGCCTGGCGGTTCTTCTTTTGGATCTCTTCCAATAACCTTTTGCCTTTTTGCCAGTCTCCTTCGATCAACTTCACGATAAGCGAGTGATCGCAGCGAGGTCCGCTGCAGGCGATATATGGGGTGTTGTGTTCGTCTACCAGCCATACTTCAAAATGTTGTGTCATGGGGTTAAACATGACGCTGGCGGATGGATCACCACGCCAACCTGATTCATCGCCTTTGCGAATGCGCTCGGCAATGTTGTAAACATCCAAAGAGATCTCGGCCCATTGGTCAGAGTTTGGAATGTGTTGGGAGATTAGGTCACTAGCTCTGTTCATAATCCTCCATAGTAGTTGTTGCCTGGGTGGGTGAAAGGAGAGAAAGCCCCACCCAGGCAAACACCTATGCGCCGAATGCGAAGATTCGTGCTACTACCGTCGAAACGTTGGTAGTGTTCGGAACTTCCGCAAGTGCGGCCCCATCTGTTGTTGTGTCAACCCAAAAGAGTTCAATCTTAGGATTGGTTGTTGAACCGTCCCATGCGGGGACATAACCATCTGTGGTCACTGCCCACAGAAAATCAAGTCGGTCCAAACCGAGGGAAGAGAGCGAAATCGCCTCTCCCCCGGTTGGATACGACGAGTCGAATGTGACTGTTGCGGTCACAAACTTACGGTTGCCTGGAACCTCCGGACCCGTAACGATACTTACCGATGCTGGCATTTAGATCGTTGTCTCCGTGAGGTCTTCGATAACGAAGTGGCTGTTGCGCTGCTTACATGCAAGTTCTGCATAGCAGGTCAACGTTGCTTCGTAGGCATCGATGTCAGGCTTACGGTTCATCACTGCACCGTCGAGGTCCATGAACTGCCAGCCTTCTCCGACTTGGTGCCAAACGAGCGACTCAGGGTTGATACCGTAGAGGCGGTTGTTCGGGCAGTCGAAGTCTGCGTACAGAACGGTTGGGCCTTCGTCGCCCTGACCTGAAACTGATGGTGAGTAGTACTGGATACCTGCGTAGCCACCCTTAAGTTGGGTTTGCTCCATGTTGCGCTTCAGCGACAGGAACAAGTTAGCAACTGACATGTGGACACCTTCAGAAGAAACGAGAAGCGATGGCTTCTTGCCGCTGTTGATGAGGGTCTTCATGATCGAGCCGGTGATCAAGGTTTCGGTCACTGCACGGTTTGTTCCACCGTTGCTGTTGACGTATGCCTTCCACTTTGGCTGGCTTGCTGGGTCAATGGTGTGAAGAACTGCGGTGTCGTCGACGATTGTCTGAACACCTGTCAATTCGATCTGACCGTCGCCTGGCTGACCGCTGTTGTTGGAAGCTCCACCTGCTCCGGTACGGAAGATGAAGTGTGACGATGTGGTGGTAACAGCAGCACCTGAAATGGTAACTGTCTTGTTTGATTCGTTCACAGAAGTAATGGTACGAGCAGAAGCTACGGTCGCTGGTGAAGACACCGTGCCGATGTCGACAACCATGCCACCATCAAAGAAGAGGTTGCGAAGTGCTGTTGAGCCGGTTGATGCTGCCAAGACAACTGTGGTTGAGCTTGATGTGGTACCGCATTGTGCGATAACGCCGTTGGATGTTCCCCAAAGCTGACGGTTAACGTCCTTCATTGCGTCACGACGGATACCGCTCATTTCTGCATCGAGTGCATCAACGAAAGCGCCACGGTCGGTAACTGCTTGACGGATTGTTGGGCCGGACAACTGGATACGACCGTACACGTACCTTACTGGTACTGGGACTGTCGCATACGCTTGGTTGCCTGCTGCTGGGAGAGTGCCATTTTCTCCGCGAGCGCCGACGCCGGACGAACGTCCGAGGTGGATGGCGTGACGGGCGATACGGCCTGTAACTGTGTCGCGGCGCGTTTCGATCTGCGAGAGAAGAAACGTGGCCTGGTTGAGCTGTTCGATGTAATCCTTGTAGTCGTCCTTCAGGATTGCATCAACGGTGGAAAGACTTGCGGGCATGTCTGATAATTCCTTAATTGTTGAAGTGGTTGGATTGAATGGTTTGACCCACTACCCGGCGATCCCTAGTTCTCCGAACATCGGGGCGCTTGGCTCCTGCCAATGTGCCATCGTGGTGACTATGTACATCTGACCAGTCCAGGACAGATACTTATATGATATACGTTGCTAGTGTGTTGTCAAGTAACCTAGAAAACGCATAGCCTAAAGTCCTTGTTGATTCAAACGAGCCATTGCTCGATCTCTAGGTGACATGTTTGAACTGTTCATTACGGGTGCCATGCCATTAGGTGCAGCAGAAGGCATTCCTGCTGACGGATTTTGGCGACGCTGAACGATTGATTGTGCTTGAGAAAGAATTTGATTCTCAATATCTGCGATAGCTTCACGAAGATCTAAGTCTTCACGTTGTTGTGCTGCTGAAATGGCGGCAATCGCAAGCGGACTGTTTGGGTCGTAACCTGCTTCTACAAGCGTTTGTTCAATTTCTATTTCGTACTGATGAACAACTTGTTCATGCTGAAAAGCAGCCATGCGTTCTTCAACAACCTGTGCTACTTGTTCAGGAGTAAGACCAGCCTGGCGGCTATCGTCGATGGCTTCTTGATAAACATCTTGTTGTGTCTGACCAAGGCTGTTTACCCCAGCAATGTCGTAGAAACGGTCACCAGCAAGGGTTTTTGCGTTCTCGATCATCCATTGAATAGCTGTATCCTGGTCACCGGCAGCCCATGCTTGCGCAAAACCTTGCACGGCAGCGGCGTCGTCAGGGTGCATTTGGTCAAACACCTGACGAATTGGCTTATAGCGCTCACGTTCTTTAATGCGATCTTGAACCTCTGAGCGGTAGCGTTCTTCCCAATTGACGTCACCAACAGGTGCAGCATCGGCAACGGGAGCTTCTGCTGCTGCTGCTGGTTCTGAGATGTAATCAGTAAAGTTTGTGTCCTGTGACTCCATTTACATTCCTTCCATACCTGGGAGCATTTCTTCTCCCATTGATTCTTCCATTCCCATCATCGGGATAGATCCTTCTTGTCCGCCCATCATAGACATAGCTTCAGGTGGCAATCCACCAGCCATACCCATGGACTGTTCATCCATCATTTCTTGTTCCTGCATCATGCCGTCTTCAGGAAGCGGCAATCCAACACCGGCATTAAGGGCAGCCGTAATACCGGGATCTTGCATTTCACCCATAACCGCTTGGTCTGATTGAGCCATAACGGCGGCTGTTTCGTTGCCCAAGAACTGCATGTGGGCCATGATATGCATGTCGATGATTTGCTTGACCTGAGGATCTGCAAGTTCGTATGCCGGTGATTTGCGTTCGCGGTTGTGTTCCATGATGTGAGCGTCGTGAACGTCGAAGTCTTCCGGAACAACAGGAATACCCTGCATAAGCAGGCCATTTTCCCATTCTGCTTTCGCAATGTCGGGGTCCATTTGAACCAAGAACTGTCGTGGGTCCGGCAAATCCAACATCTTTGACAAAGACTTTGGATCAACATTTTGGAACACCATTGGGAACTGTTGCGCAAGGTTGGTAATCATGGATTGGGTTGCAATCTTGCTGCGTGGCATTGTTGCGTCCATTGGAACCAATACAACAGGTTTATCGTCGATATCCTTAGCGTTCCAAGATACCTGCAGTGGTACGCCGTTTTCGCTAATCAACATGGTGTTACGTGTAATACCGGTGCTTTCGGCATTCATTTTGTAAAGAGAAAGAGTCATTTCTGCAATCTTCCCCCACCCCATAGATTGGTCTTTAGCCATCGGTCCAAGAGGGGTATCGTCCTTCTCCGCCAACAACGCTAGGGCAAGACCACTGTTTCGGTCACCAGGGGCTTCACCGCGGGTTGTTTGGTGGGTATGGAAGATGTCGTCCAACTCCATTTCGAGCTGCTGTGCTTCACCTGAAATCCAACGAGGTACTTCAGGAGCGGTCTGCCAGTGCGGCTCACCGATTTCGCTGTTGTACTCAAGTGTGTCAGCAGGGTCAATAGTGATACTGTCAGCATCATCTACCGAACCGGAAGGGATCATCAATCGTGCGTTTGCTGCTTTACGCATATGTTCAAGGATTGTTGAACGGGCACGGTTATAGGCGTACTGAACGTCACGAGCAGGGGTCAAAAGCGTATGACCAACCCATGTGTTCGGGATCTTGTTCTGACGGAACAGCGACATATTGAGGTGCTTGAATGGGAATGGCCACTCATCTTCCTGAAGCACGACTTTGCCGTTAACTACGTGAACCACGCATCCCGGACCACGCGAGGTGGGGCGTTCGTAGTAGACGTAGACGAGGGTTGTTCTCGGCGGAGCGCCACCAGGGCGACGAAGCAAGATACTGCGGTGGCGGCTAGAAAGCATAGCTTCAGCGTCAGCTTTTGGTACTTCTTCAAGGTTGTATCTCTCCTGTACTTGTTCAGGTGGCAAACTTGTGCAGCGGATCCACCAACGAGCGTCGATTGCGTTCTGCGAACCAGGCTCAAGGGTAAATTCGTTGATACCCAATGGTGTGAGTCGAATGCCGCCCATAGGGACAGAAATCTGAGAAATAGGGTCGATCATGTAGTCTTCGCCCTTGTCGGGGTCCCAATCTACGGCAATAGCGCTAGCGCCACCAAATAGGGTCTGAAGAAGCGACATTTCGCGTACATCTTCCCAATCGTTGTGGCGTTGTTCGCCCATCAACAATTGCTCCTGCAGGCGTTGACGACGCATAGATGAATCGTCCATACCTGTAGGCTGGACTTCCCAAATCAGCTCAGACCGGGTAAGACGAGCCAAAAGGCTGCGGCAACGAGGCCCATACTTATCAATAGTGATACGGGATCCACGTTCAGCTTCATTGGCGTAGTCCAACTCCTGGACAATATTGCGGGTAAAGTCCCACCAAATCCACTGGTGAGAAGCGTAATACGAAGCGTTCATCCAGTAGTCGCGTCGTTCCTTAACAAGATACTGGTCGGCTTTCTGCCACATATCTACGACGTCTGAAGCGGATGGTGGGGCCCAAGGTTTCACGGAGCAACTCCTTCAGACGGGTATCGCCATGTATGGTATTTAGAATCTTCTTTGTCTTTTTTGGCTGGAGATTCTTTTTTGCGTTCTGCACGAACCATCGCGGTAAAGTCGCCTGTATGTTTCGCAATAACCATCTGTGTCAATCTCCGGTTCTCTCGAACCAACCAAATAATGACACATAGAAGACCTAGTGCCACAACAGACAATACTATCATTTCTTGGTCTGCTTTGGTGCGGCCACCTTGAAAGTGGCGGCTGGTTCCGCTTGGGGCTGTGGTTCGGGGATTGACTTGATAACACGCAAGGTATTTTCCAATTCCTCTACCCTAGTGAGAAGCTCGACATTCTTGTCACCCAAAACCTGAACCATGTCAGCTAGGGTTCCATTAGCCCCAGCGGTACTGATTTCAAGGTTGCGGGAAGTAAGGACCATAGAAGCCATCTGAATAGCGCAATCGGCACAAATATAGATACGTGTGACTGCAGAAGGATTAGGGTCGTCAGGAGAGTTGGCTCCATCTAGATCCATGCCGGTATCAATTGTTGGCAGGTTGACGCTACGGCACCACCAGCAACATCCCGGCAAATACAAATAATGATCTACCAAAAGCATTACCACAACCTCGATTTCTTCTTAGCGGACTTATCTAACTTTTCCATGTATTTTTGAACTCGACCTTCTGCGCCATCAGCATACTTCTTGAATGTGCGTTTTTTGACTTCATACGGGCGACAACCCAAAAGGTAACGCAAAGCGTCAACTGCGTGATCTTCGTCTTTGGTATCCAAGTCTTCAGGGTTTGCGTGAGCATGCCGCATCTGTGGGATGGTTCTAATCAAGTTAACGCAGTTATCAAAGATCTTAAGCCTAACAACGCCATCTACAGGGCTCGCCCCCATGTAGCGACGCATGTTCTGCCAACCACCAATACGTTGGTTTTTGGCTTTCTGCAGGATTACACCGTTATTGTTGTAGATACCAGCAACCGTAGTACCTGTACCAGCTACGTTGCTAAACATTGCGGGGTCGCCAACGGTCATAACGAAAGTTTCTGCTCGCCCTTCGGTAGATACAGATAACCGTTTGATAGTCCTGGCCTGCTCTGCTGCAGTGAGATTTTTAGCATAAGCCTCCCGATATATATACATAGTGCCGTCTGACGGGTCGAGCGCGCCCCAAAGGCAGCAATAAGGGTTGGCTGTTCCGAAGTCAACACCTCGATATTTTTGCCATGTCTCCGGTATCTCGAACGGGGGAACAACGTGTAGGTCGCGTTTAAACTCCACGAAGTACTGCCCCGAAAACGTGTCCCAATCTCCCATAAGTTTTTGCCGCCGCTCGGTTTCCGGGAGCATCGAGAGGTGCTTTT